TCTGGTATTACTATTGTGTCACCATGTGCAGACAAGTCTGATGAGAAGTTAAAGTATTCAAATACTAATATGTATGCTTTGTCTGGTTCTGGTGTAAGAATAAATTCAAGAGAAGGGGCGTGTATGACACGAGTTGGTACACCTTGAAAACTCGTGCTATTATATTCTTGTGCCACAAATTTATCTAGGTATTCTTCATAAGTCATAGGCAATATACGTGTCGTAGAATTACCTAATGAACTACTTTCTTTAATTCTAAAGCTATCAAAGTTAATTACTTTACAGTCAGCAGGAAAAGAATAACGGCTAGTGTTAGCCGTTAGTGTAGTCGTTTGAGTATTATGATTAAAAGGCCACTCAAATTCAGATTGATTTATATATCTAATAGATGCGTTAACTGCGTCCTTTGCATGTGCATAAAAACCTGTAGCACTCGCAAAGTTTGTAGAAGTTAGTTCAACCTCATTCAAACGCCGATTTACTTGATTAACTAATTGTAAGAATGTTGTAGCCATTTACGTTTCCTTAAACAAAGCGAGGGGGCAGGTTGCCCCGCCCCGTCACATATTTAGTTAGGCTTGGTCACGGCTAACTTCGTTAGCAACCAAATCGCCCGGATCATCTACATCCATGCAGACAGCAAACATGCGGAGTTTTCCACCTGTTGTTGTACCCGTCATTGCTTGGATTTCGATGTCAATGGTGTCAGAAGTGCCGCCGATAAGGACAGGAGTTTGGCCTGCCTTAAAAGCATAGTCACCTACTGATGCTCCGTCAAAGTCGAAACCATCAACAAAGTTATCCAAGTCACCGCCAGTAATACCAAAGTCAAAATCTGTGTCGGTTGAAGTACCAGCATGTGCTTCAGTAACTTCAAGACCAGCACACATAATGAGTGTATTAGCTGGAATGGTCAAACCCGGAATAACGTCATTAGCAGCAAGGGCAGTGCCTTTGTCTGTAACAGCAGTTGCAAAATTCAACTCTGCTGAAATTAGATAAGGCTGACGCCCACGTGCTGTGTTTCCACGTGCTACGGAAGTAGTATTATCACCTAGTGCCATAATTCAATCTCCCTTTAGCGTACGTTATAAATGGCGTTAACAAGAGCCTCTGGACGGAGAATCTTGCGACCATACAAATGCATTCCCCGAACAATATCGGCGAAGCTATCTGGGTCACGATAAGTTTCGGTCTTATTAATCTGCTCTGCAGTAGCAACAGCAGAAGAGTGACCAGCAACAATCACGCCGTAGTTAGTAGCATTAGACGCTGCTTCTGTAGCAGGACCAGTACCAACTGATGGCAGGTTGTTTGAAACATAAATTGTGAACCCGTGAATGGTTCCAGCAATTTGACCGTTTTGCAAACCGCCGCCGCCGAAGTCAGCGTTAAATAAACGTGAATCTTCGTCTTTTAGCAACTCTGCAAAAACAGGGTCAATAACCAACCAGCGACCTTGTGAGTCAACATTCTGTTGGTCTAGCTTACGTCCCATACGAGCAATCAGCGAAAGTGGATTAGCTTCACCAGCAGTGGTTGGAGAAGCAGTTGCACCACCCACACGTGGGATTAGAGCAATTGACTGTCCACCTGTGCCAGCGTTAAAGTCGCTACCATCAAGTTTCATGCTTGTAAGCAGTTCGTCTGAACCAGCAGTGCTTACAGCCTTAGAACCGTTAACAACGTCATTAGCTGTGTCAGCATTGCTGTGAAGTGCTGATTGTTTAAAGCCTGACATATAACCAAGAACATCTTGGTCAAATTGGTCAGCGAGGCGATACGCAGCACGATCACTTGCCAAAGATTGGAAGTTAACGTGTGAGTGCGCCTCTTCGATATCGTCAACCTTAAATGCAAAGTAGTTAGCTTTGTCAATTGTTAGGTTGAAATCTTCATCGTCAAGATCTTGCGGGGTAATGGTCGTACCACGAGCATACGCCTTAACGGTGATTTCGGGTTCCTTAATAATCTTAACGGAATCTCCCATTTGTGCAATCTCACCAAAGTAATCGTTATTGGTGATAGCTTCAGCAACAGCACTCTTGCGGAAAGCAAGTTGCACCTGTTTGCTGTAAATAATAGGGGAGAAATTACCGTTGGGAAGATTACCATATCCCGATGCGGTAGTAAATGCCATTTTAAATTCTCCTAATTAGCATTTTCACAGATGCAAACTCACGAGGCTTTTAGAGGCTGATTTACTTGGGTGCGTTCTGTAATAAGGTGGCCGCCCTATTACACAACGGGCCTTGTCAATCAGGTAATCCGTAAGACTTTGCGGTTTGCTAATAAAGTGTAACTAGGTGCGCAATAAAGTTACACTATTCTGACTATAGTTATATACATAAATAACTATTTGTCAACACTTTTTTCTTTCGGCACTTCAAGAAAATTCATATTCATGCTGAAAGACCTACGCTCACCTTTTGTATAAAAAGGATATACGCAGTGAAATAATTGGGATGGGAATACATAAAAGTCACCTACCTGTGGTTTTACTATAAAGTTTGTGCAGGTATAGCCAGAGGCTGTGCCATTTGCAAACTGTATATGCCCATTAGATGGATGATGATCTTTATAGTCTTCTTCCCATTCTTCCTCTATTCCATCAGGAAGTTTTAGATAACCCACACAAGATAGTCTTGACCCCGTGTGAATATGTAGTGGATTATACTCATTTTCAAACTGGCGTACAAACCAACCTGAAACTATTTGCAGTGCGTAGTTATTATTTTCTGTATCGAGTGACTTAGCACCCATAGAGTTTCTATGCTCTGTATAGTTTTGATATTTTCCTACAAACTGACCTAAACCCTTTTGAGCGATTAGTTTTATTTCATCGTCAAAAGCTAATTCTTCTGATACTTTGCCAACTAGCTTATCAGAATAGTCACTAAGTTTGTCTGACATTTTACTATTTAGTTCTTCAACCAACTCATCTGGCATACGATAATATCCCATCGTTGGGCCAAATGGAGCAAATAGTTCCATGTCTTTTTTTGGTTTATAAATGATGCTCATCTGGCAGAGCCACTTACATCGTATATAAACTTACCACTACGGATAGCTTCCATAATTTCGTCAGAGTTTTTCTCATACTCTTGTGCAGACATTTTCTGTACTTGTGACTCTTTAAGATATGTAGTTGCCTCATTTTCTTGTGGCTTACTACGAGAGTTCTTAGTGTTTACAGACTTGGCTGCAGCTTTATCTGACTTAGGTTTTTCTTTACCAATACCCATGTCAGCTTTGTACAAATCAATGGCTCTAGCAGCAGAACGTGCGTCATTGTCATTGTCATACAGCGCATCTTGCACCCACTTAGGCTGTTCTTCTGCCCAGTCATGGAACTCATCACTGTCACGGATTTCACCAAAGTCAGGGTGTATACGCATTAATTCTGCTTCAGCTTTTTCCTTTGAAGCACTAGACTGCAACTCATCAATTGCTTTCATGCGTTCTTCAAGAGCAGATGATTGCTCACGTGCCTTCTTCATAGCAATTGTTTCAACAATAGCTGCTACATCTGGGTAGTCTGCTGCCCACTGTTCAATGTCTTCATCAGACTTAGGCAGTTTCATTTCTTTTTGTGCAGCTTGGCTAAGTTGAGATTTAAGTGCTTCTATCTCTTTCTTAAACTCTTCAGCCTGTTGTTGTTGGTGCCTACGCAAATCAGAGTAACGCTTCTTAAATGTTTTCTCTTCTGCGTTTGTAGGTTCAGCTTCTTGCTCTTCTGGCTGTTCTTCTACTTCACCCTTCTGTTCTTTCATCAACTGTTCTAGTTCTTCTTCTTCCATCTTGCGTTTTTCTTCGTTAGTGTATTTACGATTTGCAAACGCAACTTTTGTTTGTGACTGCATTTCTTCAGCCATAATAGCTTGTTCTGCCATTGTACTTCCTTTCGTTGGGGCCAACCGTAGCCACGGGGTGGGGGATTAGGTAGCCAACATATTATAAGATTTAAGCCTCTTACGCAGCTTCTTGACGCACTTCTCTGTATCTACCGTGGACAGTATATGTGTTACCCTCAGTGTATACATCGAAGCTATCACCATCAATTACGATGGCTACTGTAGGTGTCATGCGGTCAACATAATTTAGAGATGTAACCTTAACACCGTTAATAGTGTCTCCTACAACTAACTGTTCTGGACGTGTCCAGTCAGCTTTACCAAGACCACCAGACTTAGCCCATACAGGATGGTCGTTAGTTATTTCTAGTTCATTATTGATTACAAAGTAACCACTACGCATATGCTTATGCAGAACTTCTTTCACGATAGAACCATCAATCGTGTCACCGACTTTAATGTTTGTTACAAAGTCAATTACGCCGTTAAGTTTGACTTTCATGTTTTCTGTTAAACACTCATCGCCTGAACCAAATCCAGTACTTGCTCCCGATGCATCAACACCAACATCACCCGGACTCTTATCATCACCACCTCTTTCTGGGCTAGGTGAAGAGGTTTCACGTCCACTGTCAGCAGCAGCATCAGCAGCAGCAAAAGCCTTATCAACATCCTTAGAAGTAGGTGTGCCAGTAATATTATCTTGCATAGGCTGATTACCTTGTCTATAGGCTTCTTGCGCTTTACCTGTTTCGTCGCCCGCTATAATTTCATTTTGAAGATGCGTATT